CTTGAGAACCTAGGACAAATTATGGTGAAGCAGTTGAAGAATCGTTATAATGATCCTACGGTAAACAAGAGATTTGTTGTCGGTATTGATCGTGCCAAGATGCGTTTGTATGATTGTGAGCAGTCAGCACAGAATGATATTCTTGACAGTGGGCAGGATGAGGAGTATAATGATGAGGAACACAATGTTAAGAAATCATTTGAAGGATTCAAGTTCTAATGTATTCTGTATTCAACCCACGTGGTGAAAAAATTGCTGACTGTGGTTCTCTCAGAGATGCTACTAATCTTGTCGGCATGAGAAATGCTAGATGGGATGGACATTACTATCAGTTCAAACCAGACTATCAAACGATTGATTTGGAACCATTTCCACAAAATCAACTTCCAACTATTACAATTTCGGGACAAGAAATTCCTATTCAACAAGAATTACCAAACACACAACAGAAACCACTAAACCTATGAGCAACGTTGATACTAAAAAATATGTGGAGTTCGTCAATGCGGTTACGTCACCCCAGAGTCAAAGTTATTACCCTTTCTCCAATCGCATCTCCGAACTTCATAATCAAGGATTTCCTACCGAGCGACTGCTTACTGCTGCTGTAGGAATGTCTGCAGAAGCAGGTGAGTTTACCGAGATTATCAAAAAGATTATCTTCCAAGGCAAACCTGTTAATGAAGAAAACCTTTTCCATCTGAAACGTGAACTTGGTGACATCATGTGGTATGTTGCTCAGGCATGTATGGGTCTCGGCACGACTTTCGATGAGATCATGGAGATGAACGTAGACAAACTCAAGTCACGTTATCCTGGTGGAGAGTTTGATGTTCACTATTCTGAAAACCGTAAGGATGGTGATTTGTGATTGAGGTTATCGATAATTTTTTAGATAGTCAAGATTATCTAAAGATCGATAAAATTCTCAGCAGTTCTGAATTTCCATGGTATTTTCAACCAACAATCACGAATGATTTTGAAGAAAAAACAACAGGACAATTTACTCATATCCTATATCAAGAAAATGTAGGAGCAACTAGTGAGTGGTATAATACATTTCTTGTACCTATTGTCAATAAACTTTTTGACAAAATGAAAGCAAGAAGTGTAATTCTCTTGAGTGCAAAAATGAATCTTAACCCCATGCGTGAATCTAATACACGCATAGGTTCATACCATACAGATTGGAAAATACCTGGAAAAAATTTTAAGACCGCAATATACTATTGTAATACTAACAATGGATATACAAAGATAACCAATCAAAAAATTGATTGTGTGTCAAATCGACTAATTATCTTTGATGGAAATGAAAAGCATGTTGGATATGCTTGCACTGATGAACAAACTAGAATGATCATCAACATAAATTATCTTTTATTACCCGAAACGTATGACTAAACGAGAATTTGTAACGAAGTCTGGAGACACCTTTGTGTGGGAAGAGACTGAAGAAGTTCGGAAAGCAGTGGAACGACTGCATCAAAACATTCGTGATCTTGAAAAGAAAGCACCTGATTATGGAGTAGGAAAATGAAAACACTTACAGTTGAAGATTACAAAGCAGCAGGTGATGAGTTTTTCCCCAAGTATTGGTATATTGCTAAGGAACTTGGAGAGGATGCAAAACCTGAAGACATTCTAAAAGTCATGGAAGCAGTCGGTGGAGTTGCTCTCAAGAAAGCACTTGAAGACAAACTTTCCAATCCATTTGGTTTTAATAAAAAAACAGGAGAAAATGATGATGGGAAATCTTGAACCAGAAGAACGAGTTTTATCTGAACTAAGTGTTCTTGAAAAAATCAATCATTACATGTATGAACTTGGATGGAATGGTGAAGATAGAATTTCTGTAGAAGTTGGTGGAAGTTCTGTTTATGAAATTGATGGTGCTGGAACTAAATGGGCACCAGTTAAAGGCACCCGAAAGTATAATAAAGATGCGTTTATTGTAATTAAAAATTTAGATCGTAATCAATGAATTTTATTCTAGAGACATATCTTAAAGACATATCAATCTGCGATAATTTAATAGATTATTATAATATTAGAGATGACAAATATCCAGGTGAAAGTTATCGAGGTATTGATTTAGAAGTAAAAGAATCTACTGATCTTAGTATTCCAATTAATCAACAACTCACAATAGATGTAATATTCGATTATATTCAACAGTTGACAGATTGTGTTGTTGAATATATTAATAAGTTTCCTTTGTGTAATGAATATGGTAGTTGGGGACTCACTGAATCTTTAAATATTCAATATTATAAACCTGGTGAGGCATTTCATTCATATCATTGTGAACGATGTAATCATGAAGAACCACTTTCAACTAGGCACTTAGTGTGGATGACTTATCTTAATGATGTTACCGATGAAGGTGGAACTGAATTTTACCATCAAGAACTTATTGTTACGCCTAAAAAAGGTAAAACTTTAATATGGCCAGCAGATTGGACTTATACTCATAGAGGAATTCCATCTCCTACACAAGAAAAGTATATCATTACTGGTTGGTTTAATTATATGAGTGATGATTCCATTGAATTAGTTAAATAAATAAATAAAAGAAAAAGTGTTTACATAACGATGGACAGCAAGACTTTTAACTCTCTTTCTGAAGCATATGCTGCAGTTTATTCTGATACTGTAGATGAAACATATACAGTTACCTCTGCTGATAAGAAGGGAAATACACCTGCATATCAAGCATATAAAGCAGGTAAGAAAAAGAAGGACGGCACCCCAATGTATAAGGCTGCTGACCATATGAAAGAAGGTGTTCGTGATGTAGATCCTGAAAAAGGAACTGCAGAACGTAAGGCAAAGTTGGAGAAAAAACGTGGGATGAAACTTGATGATCATCCTCAATATAAAAAAGAAGAAGTAGAGCAATACGTTGACTTCCTTATTGATGAAGGATACGACTGCTCCGAACTCACATGGGAAGACATGTTTGAAGAGTATGAGTCTCTAGATGAGGGTCTCCGCTCTGCAGTTAAGAGACTTCTTGGTAAGAAGGAAGCTCCTGCTGAGAAGAAACCAGAGAGCAGAGGTGAACAACTCCGCAAGAAGTATAATGTTGGACCCGAGAAGTCTGATACTTCTGCCAAGAGACAGATCCTTGACCGCACTCGTGCTAAGAAAGAGAGAGATCAGAAGGAGTATGGTGGTTCTCACTACTCCAAGTCTGTTGCTAAGAAGTCTGCCGATGCACATGACCGTTATCTGAGAGCAGGTTACAGCAAGTATGGTGCTGATGACCGTCGTGGTAGTGGTAACAAAGCACGCAAGAGAGCAGAAGCACTTAAGAAGGAAGATTTAGATATCTTTGATACAGTTCTTGAGTATCTTCAAGTAGAAGGTATTGCTGAAAGTTTTGAAGATGCACAATGGATGATGGTTAATGTTCTCGATGAAGAGGATGTTGATTCTATCCTTGATGAAGCACGTAGAGCTGATAAAGAAGGATATGCAAGAGGATCCAAAGAGAATCCAAAGAGAAAAGATATCCCACATGGAGATGTTTCTCAGAGATCAATGCTTCACTCTAAGTTGAAGAGACGTGCTGATGAAATGGGAAGAGCAAGAAGATCTTCTGCAAGAAATAAAGCAGGTGGTAGAACTCCAGTAGGTAAGAAAGAGAAAGCATTCTTACAGGCAGTAACTAGAACTGCTGGTCAGGTTCGTCAACCAAATGTTCCTGATACTGGAAAGCATAAGAAGTGATACTTGACATCTGAATTGAATTTCTATATAATGATTACATCGGGGAATTAGCTCAGTTGGTAGAGCACCTGCTTTGCAAGCAGGGAGTCAGGAGTTCGAGTCTCCTATTCTCCATAAATAAAATTAAAAATGACAACTGTAGCAGAGACATTACTTGCACTGAATGAAATTTTGCAAGACTATGATACCGAGGTTAAGAGTGCTGGACCTAGGGTGACAACTCTTCATGTTCTTACTAAAGAAAGATCTGAGGCAAGGGAAGAAATTAAAGAAGCATTTAAAAAGAAAGGTATAAAGGCAGAGCAAACTAAAGTTCCTGGATCTACGTTTGAAGGTCTAAAAGTATCTGAAAGTGCATCTTCTTATTTAAATATTGTATTCAAACCAAAAAAAGGTGGTGGATCTGGTGCAGGTGCTGCAGTTACTAAAATGGCAGAATCTGCACAGGCAGTTTATGCTGCTGTGGCATTTGGTCTTGGCAGAAAGATAACTCACTCAGATATTACTCCTGATAATGTTAATGCAAATAAAGACAAGTTTGATGTTGATGAAAATATTGATAAGATTTTGAATGAACTTCCTGATGATTGGATTGAGTCCTCAGTTCTTGGTGCTAATGAGTTATGGGAGAAATTTTCAAAAATTAAATCTGGAATAAAATTTCATAGAGGGTCAAAGACTGTAGATCATATTGAAAATCAATTTAAGAGAATTAAAAAAATTGAAGGTATAAGAGTTGATATTAATAAGTGGTCTCCAGCAGACATTTATGTTACAACACCAAAGTATGATCCTAAGTGTTTGGAAGATGAGAAATCAATCAAAGGATTGAATCAATGTATGAATGAGAGAATAGATCCAACAGATCCAAAGATGTTTGGAGTATCTCTTAAGAAGATGTCTAGAACTTCTAATCTAAAGATTCTAAATTTTGATAAAAAGGATTCTTTAGAAAAAGAGTTTTCTGGATTTACAATGAACTATAATAGTATTGATACTTATCTAAATTTTAGTGATGGAACTAAAATTCAGTTTAGATCTTTTGGTGGTGCTACTGCATTAACTGGGTGGCAAGGAGAAGTAAAAGGAACCAAAGCAAATCAAGGAAAGATATCTTTGGGTCCAGTCAATATACTTTTTAAAATGCATGGTATCCCTCAGATTGATTCTACATATGCTAGACAGATAAAATCTGATCCACAAAAAGTTATAAATTATGTGAAGAAAGGATTGGAAGATTATGCAAATGATTATTCTGCTGAAAAATTTGCTAAACTGCAACTAGAGAAGAGTAAGAAAAAGCATTTTGATGCTTGGTTATATTCAAAAGTTCATTGTGTTGCAATTATGAATGCTATTAACGGCATAAAAAATTCTGAAAAACAAAAGCAAGTTTGTGAAGATCTTTATCTATATGCAAATTCTAGATCATCATTGTCAGCCCCGTACTGGAAATTGGAATAAATAATACATAAGGACTAATAATATAAATGAAAAGTTTTCTACAGTTCCTAAAAGAAGCAGCAGAATCTGGAGCAGCACTTCAGGCAAAGAAACTCAACCTCAAGAGTGACGGTCACGGTGGTTGGTATGATTCCCGTGGAGAATTTGTTGCGAAAACTGAAGGTGGTAAATTAAAGTTCTATGATAAGAACCAAAAGGTTGGTGAGAGAGACGGAAATCAGAATACGAATCAGGTTGCACAGAAGCAAGACGAAACTAAAAAGAAACAAAGTAAAGAAGAACCTAAAGGTAGTTCTAAGAAAGAAGCACCACCAGAAGAAGGTCAAGAGCAGCAGTCTGATACACTAACTGTAGTGTTTGGTAGATTTAATCCACCAACGGTAGGACATGAAAAACTTCTAAGTATGGCAAAAAAGGCAGCTGCTGGTGGAGATTTCAAAGTGTATCCTTCACGTTCACAGGATGCTAAGAAGAATCCTCTTGATCCTGACATCAAGGTTGGGTTTATGAAGAAGATGTTCCCTGATTATGAAGAGAATATCATCAATGATCCAGATATGAAAAATATCTTTGATGTTCTTGTCACTGCAAATGAAGATGGATATACCTCAGTCAATATTGTTGTTGGTTCAGATCGTCAAGCAGAGTTTGAAAATCTTGCTCAGAAGTATAATGGCCAACTCTACGAGTTTGATTTGATCCGTGTAATTTCTGCTGGTGTTCGTGATGCTGATGCAGAAGGTGTAGAAGGAATGTCTGCATCCAAGATGCGTAAAGCAGTTATGGATGATGACTTTGAATCTTTCCGTAGAGGAACACCAAAGAAACTTGATGATGGTGATACTCAAGCACTCTTTAATGCAGTTCGTACTGGCATGAAGTTAAAGAAGAAATCAAAAGTCACTGCAGAGATGTGGCAAGTTGCACCTAAACTTGATCCTAAAGGTTTGCGTGAGCAGTATGTTAGTGAGAGGATATTCCGAATTGGTGATATTGTAGAGAACCTAAACACTGGAATGATTGGTGAGATCATTCGTAGAGGAACAAATCATCTTATCTGTGTTACCAAAGAGAACTTTATGTTTAAGTCTTGGGTTAAAGATGTAATGGAAGCAGTTGTAAACTATCCTGGTCCTTCTGGTGTATCTGGTCCAGAAAGAGAAGTCGGAACTGACTCACTCAGAAAGTATACTGAGAGAATGACTGGCAATAGTGCTATCAAGAATTTCATAAATAAGTATAAGGCTAAAAAGTAAGATTCTATACTCATGACTCATCTCAACGATATCTCCAAGGTATACATGGAGAAGGTTGCTAAACCTGACTTTCTTGACTTAGACAAGGATAGAAATAAGAAAGAGCCTATGAAAAAGGCAGCAGTCGAAGCACCTAAAGAAAGGTTGAAGACTGATCGTGATGGATATCGTGTCCCTAAAAAAGATGCTGATGCTGCTAGAGAAAGACTACTAGCAAAAGCAAGAGCAAAACGTGCAAAGATGTCTGAAGCACTTGATCCAGTAGGAAAAGAAGATAGTGATCCTGATAATGATGGTAAGAAAAATACCAAGGCAGATAAGTATTTGATGAATCGTCGTAAGGCAATTGGTAAAGCAATGAAGGAAGAGTGTATTGATGAGGATTCACGTCGTACCAGCAATAAGCAACATACTCAACGTGTAAGATCTAATATCAAATCTTTTGGAAGTAACTATACTCCTCCTGATAACTATGATCCTGATGCTAATCGTGGTAAGGGTGAAGTTCTTACTCGTAAGCAGATTGAGAAAAAACGCCGTAAGGCAATTGCTAAAGCAATAAAGGAAGCAAAGCACGCTACTGCAAAGCAGATGCATTCTCCACATGAAGTTCCTTCTGGAAATCTAAAGGGTCTTGTAAAGAAAGCAGTTAAGAGAATTGATACTGATGTTGATGGAGATACTGATAAAAACGATAAAGCAAAGGGAGAACTTGGTGAGTTTATTC